GTGGCATCATCACGGAAGCAGGTACGACGCGCACACTGGCTGCTGGGGATAANGGNAAAGTCATNNACTGTACCAGTGGGTCGGCGGTAACAATCACATGCGCTACTGGGTTGGGGGCAGGGTTCTCCTGCACGATTGTCCAAGGTGGGGATGGGAAGGTCACAATAGCCGCTGGCGCGGCTACGTTGGTGTCTTACTCCAGTTTGTTCTCTACAATGGGGAAATACGCTGTGGTGTCTTTGATCAGCCCTGTAGCGGATACATTCCTCGCCGCAGGCAACTTGGGCGTCTAACTAGGCCGCTGAAAGGAGAAACTGAATGCCCACCAATTTAACTGGCAGTACTATTGCAAGTACCTACCCCCAACTTTTACACGTGGACGGTGGCCCGACTGCAACCGAGAAAGTTGTCTACAGTGCGACGGGTGTTGCGACTGCGCTCAAGCTCGGCACTTTATCTGCCTCTGTGGACAACATCAGGTTTGATGGGAATACTGTTTCTGCCATTACTGGAAACTTGACGCTCGGATCAGCTATTGCGTTTGCCAGCGCGAGTAATGCTAGAACTGCGTTGGGCCTCGGTACGATAGCAACACAGAACGCGAATGCGGTAGCGATTACTGGTGGGTCGATTGCAGGCGTCACTTTTAGTGGGTCGTTCTCTGGAATGACGTTGGTTGAGTCCACGACCTTGGCGACTGATGCGGCTACAGCGGGGGTGAACCTCAACGGGAACACTCTTGGCGCTGACGGTACCGATACTAATATCGACATCAACATCACACCTAAAGGTACGGGCGAGGTCAATATTCCAAAAGTAGATATTGACGCTGGTACGATTGATGGTGTGACGTTGGGTACTACCTCGGCAGTAACCGAGGCGCAGATTGATAACCTCAATATCAATGGGAATACGGTGTCCAGCACCAATACCAACGGGGACATTAACATTACCCCAAATGGTATAGGCGAGGTCAACGTCACCAACATTGACATCCTCAGCGGGAAAGTACCGTTCAGCACAATCACCAATCGCGCTTACGGACAGTTTATATCCACACAGGATCAGACGGCTGCGGCTAACACACCCACCGCAGTGACGTTTGACACTTCGGCGGCGCTGAATACTGGCGTCACCGTGGCGTCAAGCAGTCAGATCACATTTGCCGCAGCCGGTGTGTACGATGTGTACTTTAACATTCAGCTAATTAACGCAGAGAACGCTGATCACGAAGTGACGTTCTGGCTCAGGCTCAATGGTGCAGACATAGCAAATTCTGCGACTCGTCTAGTCGTACCTGCCAGCAGCGTGGGCGGTACCGGGTTCTTTGCGTTTAACACAATACTCAGTGTCACAGCAGGGCAATATGTTCAAGTGTACTGGGCAACAGAAGACGCAGATGTGTCGCTGAATTACGAAGCGGCTGAACCGTCTACACCGTTTGCCCGTCCCGCGATTCCGTCGGCAGTACTGACAGCTAACCGAGTAGGTTAATCATGGCTAAGACCCCAGCATGGACACGCAAGGAAGGTAAAGACCCTGAAGGCGGTTTAAACGCTAAGGGTCGCGCTTCCTACAACAAAGCGAATCCGGGTAAACCCGGACTCAAACCTCCGCAACCGGAAGGTGGGCCACGTAAGAAATCCTTTTGCGCCAGAATGGAAGGCATGAAAAAGAAAAATACTTCTGCTAAGACAGCCAATGATCCCGACAGTCGCATCAACAAAAGCCTACGGGCATGGAAGTGTTGACATGGAAGTCTGGAACAAGCCCCGCCCCAAGTCTCTCGGTAAGCCCAAGGCACTGGCCTCTGAGCAAAAGTCCAAAGCGAAAGCGGCGGCAAAGAAAGCTGGTCGTCGTTACCCCAATCTCGTTGATAATTTACGGGCAGCAAAAAAGAAATGACAAAGACTTGTCCCTCATGCAAAGAAACAAAAGCACTTTCCAATTTTTGGAAAGGCCAGTGTTATTGTGTGCCATGCCAAAAAGATAAACAAAAAAATAGCTGGCAAAGTAGAACACCGAAAAAGCGTCTTGAACAACATCTAAAGTTTAAATATAAAATCGAGTATCAGGCATTTTTAGATATGTGGTTTGCCCAAGATGGATGTTGTGCAATATGTTCGACCGAGTTGCCTGATTTGATGGTTTATGAAAACAGGCGTAGAGGGTATGCCATAGATCATAACCACGAAACAATGGAGGTTCGCGGTATTCTATGCTTAAACTGTAACTCTTTGCTTGGTATGGCAAATGACGACGCAGTTGTTTTAGAACGGGCAATATCTTATTTACAGAATCGCGGTTCTTACGCCGTCAAAAAATCTGCATAAAGGAAAAGCAAATGAGCACAATGTACATCCGCGTAAAAAAAGATGGTTTCATCTATGACTACAACGAGATTCTGGCGAAGAACCTCGGCTGTGAAGTGATCTCCGAGGAGCTTGCTTACCCTGAGCGATTCATCCCTGAACACGCTGTTGAGCGGGTGGAAGAATTCCAAAAGCCTAAGACCATACGCAAAAAGAAAGGCGCGTTGGACTTAACAACTGCTGACATTCCCGAAGTCCCGCCGTATACTTCTCCTGAGTTAGCTGAAGAAGCCTCCCGAGGAATGCCCTGATGACACCGCAAGAAGTTATCACTGAAGTTCGGACGCTGGTGCAAGACACCCGGACACCGCCGCGCTACAGCGATACGGTGATGCTAGGCTTTGTCAATCAGACCCTCAAACGGATGGTGATGCTTCGCCCGGATTTGTTTACGACGGTCACTAATATCAGTACAACACCCGGCGTTGTGCAGCAATCACTACCAACCAGCGCAGTGCGATTGGTTGAGTTGTTCCAAGTTGTTGGTGGGACTTCGCTCGAAGAAGTGGACTGGGGTATCTTTACACGAACCTACCCTCAGTGGACAACTGATCCTGCGGGTACGCCAACCAAGTACATCCGGCACCCACGTAATCCACGAGCATACTTCCTGTACCCCCGCCCCGTGGTCAACACGGTACTTCTCGGAGAGTATGTGGTTACACCGGCTAACTATTCGCTGACCTCTAACATTGACGTATTACCCGATGCCTATTTCGGCGCACTGGTGGACGGAGTGGTGTTCCTAGCAGAGTCGGTGGATAACGAGCATGTCAACTCCAACCGCGCCAAGCTGTTCTTCGATTCGTTTGTACAGGCGCTTGGGGTGTCCCTCCAGTCCCGTACTCTGACGGATACCGATGATGGTGCGGTTCGTCCTGCGACGGAGAATGCGCAATGACGCCCAATGACATTATCATAGACGCTCGGCGTCTAGCACAGGACAACGGATTACTGCGCGCCCCGGATACTTACACAGCGGCAACGCTGCTGTCGTTTGTCAACCAAGTTCTTCGGCAGACAGCAATCCTGCGTCCTGATTTGTTTACCAGTATGGCAGAGCTTTCGACAACGCCGAACGTGGTCGAACAAACCCTGCCTGCGGATTCCCTGCGGCTAGTCAACATCTTCGCTGTGAAAGACGGTACTGCGATTACTGAGGTGTCGCGGGAGATGATGGATCAGTCTTACCCCCAGTGGCGGCTTGACCCCGCTGGTACGCCCGTTAATTACATGCGGCATATCCGCAACCCCAACCAATACTTTTTGTATCCCAAACCCGCAACTGGGATTGTGCTGGAAGGTGAGTACGTCCAAGTACCCCCGACCTACACACTAGACCAGCAGATCGCGCTGTTGCCTGATGCGTTCCAGCCCGTCGTTGTTGCAGGCGTTTTAATGCTGATCTCCGGCGTGGAAAACAACACCCAAAATACCCAGCGGTTCTCCCAGTTCCAAGAGATGTACGCCCAGACGCTGGGTGCGAATTTGCAGGCTAGGGTAACTACTGACACAAAATCTAGCGGACTCGATCCGAAGCAGGTGATCTGATGGCCGAGCGTACCTTTGCTTCCCTTGTACCCCGCGTCGCAGCGAGTGTCCCCGGATGCCCGCAACCGACCATTATCAATTACATTCGGGACTCAGCGCGCCGTACGTGTGAACGCACGCTGGCATGGCGGTATCAGGTGCCGCTGTTTAACCTGTTGCCGGGGGTGCATGAGTACGCCTACAACAAACCCGCTAACACGGATGTTCACGCGATCTTTGGCGCGGTGGTTAATAACCGCCCGTTGGAGAAGCTGACGCTTGAGCAGGCTATTGCGCAGTACCCCATGTGGGCTGATCTCTACAGCGGGGAAGACCCCTCTGTGGTTTGGAGTCTGACGCCCCCGATTGCGACGTTTAACTCGCCTGAGTATAACGAGGTGCTATTCAATGATGGACAGCCCTATGCGGTTCCTGAGTCGATTACGGCGGATGGCAGCACGCCGCGCTCAATCTGCCAAGTTACCCCAGACAAGTACATTATCTTGCCGTTGCCGGATGCCGAACGGGTGTACCAATGCCGAATGTTTGTGGCGCTCAAACCCAAGACGAACGCGACTGGAATAGACGA